CATATGCCCGCGTAAACAGCTTTTTATACGTTCTGCGCAATGGTAAATTCCGCAGCGGAAAGCATGATACTGACCTTCTGCCAAAGGGTCATCCAATGGCTAACGATGAAAGGGGTAGCGCAGATATGGCAAAAGATGATATTATCGATCTTGAACTGAAGGGATCAGAGACAATGGAAGAGCGTCATATATTAAACGTGGAAGAGACAGATGATGCTTACACTGTCACTTTTGCCAAGCCTGATCGTGAAGATCAGCCTGAAGAAATGCAGACCACTCAGGAAGATGATGAGCGCATTCAGCATTACGATGATGAAGAGCGCCTTGACCGTGAGAAGATGGAAACTCGCGGCATGTCATTTGACGGTAAAGTTGTTGACGAAGATAAGCGCACTGTGCGGATTGCTGTATCCAGCGAAGAGCCAGTAGAGCGCAGCTTTGGCAATGAAATATTAGATCACAATGAGCGCAGCATTGATCTTAGCTTTGCTAAGTCAGGTCGTATGCCGTTGCTCTTGGATCATGACCCACGCCAGCAGATTGGTGTGGTAGAGGACGTAAGCCTTGATGGATCGGCCCGTAGATTGCGGGCGACTGTGCGTTTCGGAAGAAATGGACTTGCCAAAGAGGTTTTCGACGATGTTGTGGATGGTATCAGAAGCAACATCAGCGTTGGCTATCATGTCAACGATATGGAGCGTCAAGATGCGGATAGCTACCGCGTGAAGTCTTGGCTTCCAATGGAAGTATCAGTTGTTAGCATACCCGCAGACCGGACAGTCGGGGTAGGCCGTGCAGCAGAGAAGCCACCCGCTCAACCTATCACTGAAGCTCTTATTAGAGAGGAAAATATCATGTCGGAAGATAACAAGATCGACATCGATGCGGTAAAGGCCGAAGCTACTCGTGCTGCCGCAAAAGATACTGCTGAAATGTATCGCTTGGCTGCAAAGCACAACAAGCGTGATTTGGCAGACAAAGCCGTATCAGAAGGCCGCTCACTCGCAGAATTTCGCGGTGAATTGCTGGACGTAATCGGTAATGCACCATTGGATACGCCAAATGAAATCGGACTTGCCCCGAAAGAGGCCCGTCAGTTCTCATTGCTTCGCGCTATCCGCGCCCATGCAAACCCAACTGATCGCTCTGCACAAAAAGCTGCTGCTTTTGAATTAGAAGCTGCTGCTGCTGCGTCAGACGCGATGGGTGTTGAAGCACAAGGCATTATGATCCCAGCAGATGTATTGCGTAGCTGGAAAGTGCGCGACATGAATACAACTGACGATGCTGGCATCATTGCTGACGATTTCCGTGGCGGCGATTTCATCGACGTATTGCGGAACGCTTCATCAGTCATGCAAGCTGGTGCAACAATGCTGACAGGCTTGTCAGGCAATGTGAAGATCCCGAAGAAAACAGCCGCATCGTCTGCCGGTTGGATTTCATCTGAGGGTGGCGCATCTGGCGAAAGCGAGCCAACTGTTGGTCAAGTCACTATGGCACCTAAAGTATTGGGCGCACATACAGACATCACACGCCTTATGATGCAGCAATCATCTTTGGATGTTGAAGCATTGGTGCGTAATGATCTGACAGCTTCTATCGCTCTGGCGATTGATCTGGGTGCATTGGCTGGAACAGGATCATCTGGTCAGCCAACTGGTGTAAAGAACACATCAGGCATCAACACACCAACCAACTTTGCTGGGGCCAACCCAACATTTGCTGAAGTTGTAGCGATGGAAACTGCGGTAGCAGAAGACAACGCTCTGCAAGGCAACTTGGCTTACATCTTGCCAGCCAGCATGTACGGTGCGTTGAAAACAACTGCAAAAGACGCTGGTTCAGGCCAGTTCGTAGTTGCTCCAGATGGATCAATGAACGGTTACAATGCAATCGTATCAAACCAAGTTACTGCTGGTGATCTGTATTTCGGTAACTTTACTGACTTGCTGATCGGCATGTATGGCGGTTTGGACATTGTTGTAGATCCATACACTGCGTCTAGCTCAGGCACAGTACGGATTGTTGCACTGCAAACTGTAGACGTAGCTGTACGTCACGCAGTAAGCTTTGCATTCAACAATGACGGTGCATAAGAGTGCTAACTTGGGAGGGCCACTTGGCCCTCCTTTCCAATAAGGGGCGAAAGATGAAATATATTATCCTGAAATCCTGTGTCGCTGCTGGTCAAGCTAGAAAAGCTGGCGACATAGTTGAGTTAGGCGCAGATGAAGCGACTGCGTTAAAGGGATATGGGCGCATTGATAATGCCCCTGAGCCTAAGCCTGTGAAGGCTCCAACTGATCGGGCTGCGAAGCCTAAGACCACAAGGGCGAAAAAGAGCTAACGATGGCGATACCATTTGCAGATGATTTATCAAATATATTCGATGTTGATGAGTTTGCGACTGCCGTTACATATAACGGCGGCACGATAAATGGTATCTTCGACAATGAGACGGTTCCGATTGATGCTGGAGGGTTCGCGATCGTGCATCAAGAGCAGCCGCGATTGACATGTCGCACGATTGACCTTTCATCTATCGCTGAAGGTCAGGCTATGGTTATAAATAGCGTGAACTACACAATTCAGGCGTGGATTGATGATGGCACAGGTGTCACCGTAATTCAGTTGGAGAAAGTATAATGGCGCATGTTCGCAAGCAAATACGCGACAGAATGGCCAGCACTATTTCCACTGGAGCTACTTTAGTATCTAGCCGCGTATATACTACAAGGGTTTATCCGCTGACTGACGCCAACCTACCGGCGATTACTGTGTATACGGGGTCAGAGGTTTCAAGCCGCCTGAATATGGGCTTGAATGATCTGAATAGAAGTTTGACGGTTGATGTTGATATATATGTTAGGGCGACATCAACATTTGATGATGATGTGGACGCTATTGCTGTCCAGATCGAAGAGGCAATAGCCGGTGACTTTACGGTCAACGGTCTTGCAAAAGAGGCTGTGCTTACTGGAACTGAAATTCAGTTTTCAGGGGATGCGGAGCAACCTGTAGGGGTTGCGAAGCTGACTTATTCAGTGAGATATGTTACAGCATTAAATGATGTAGAAACGGCCAAGTAAAGGAGAAACGCTATGGCTACATATTTCGGATCTGATGGGAGCTGCAAGGTAGTTACTTCTGGCGGCTCTCCAGCTTCATTAGGTGAATTGTTAAGTTGGTCTATTACTATGACTTCTGACACGGTTGACAGCACTTCGATGGGCGATACTAACCGCACATACGTTGCGGGTCTTGCAACAGGCACAGCGAGCTTGTCATTATTCTGGGATCCAGATGATGCCGCGCAAGTTGATCTTGTTCAGCGAGACAGTGTGGACGCTGAATTTTACGGTGAAGGTGAAACCGCAGGCGACACTAAATACACCGGCACGTTCATTGTCACATCTGTTGCGCGTGGAGCAACTCATGATGCTTTGGCTACGCTTGAAGTCGATATGCAGCTTACCGGCGCATTAACGATTGGAACCGTCTAATAATGTCAATCACATCTAAGATTGAAACGGCTGCTTCTGAGCTAAGGACGGTAGAAGTTCCAGAGTGGTTGATCGATGGTCAGCCACTCAAAATAAATTACTCTCCCATGACTGTCGCGGAGAATAAAAAGATCAACAAGCGCCATGCAAACTTCATGGAAAACCTCCTTGACGCTGAAGTCCAGGTCTACATCATTATTATGAAGGCATTGGATAGCAAGGGTGATCCTTTATTCGAGATTGGAGACAAAAGTTGGTTTGACAAGCAAGAGCCATTAGTTGTCTTGCGTTTGGCATCTTTATTTGTCTCTGGCCGCACGGTGGAGGAACTGGAAAAAAACTAATTGACGATCCATTCAGGATGAATGTTGTTTCATTGGCTGAAAAGCTAGGCAAAACGATTGCTGAGATTGATGAAATCACAATGGAAGAGTATAATGAGTGGGTCGCGTATTACAAAGTCTTAGAGGAGCGCAGCAAAGATGGCCAGTGATCTAAATATCATCGTAGGCGTTCAGTCCGGTGATGCGCTCCGACAGTTGGGTAATGTTCGCAAGCAAGTTGATGGCGTAGGAGCGGCAACGAAGCGAACAAGTGGTGCTTTAAAGCAGCATGCTAATCAATACAATAAAACTGCTGTTTCGGTAAACAAGTTCGGAAAAGGGGTAGCTCAGCAAGCGGGTTATCAAGTAGCTGACTTTGCAGTTCAGTTGCAGAACGGCACTAGCTTCCTGCAAGCATTTGGTCAGCAAGGTTCACAAATGCTTGCTGTTTTTGGCCCGATTGGGGCGGTGCTAGGTGCTGGTGTGGCTGTAGCATCTGCGCTTGGAACCGTATTTCAAGGATTAACCGGCACCACAAAGGGCTTGAGTGAAAGTCTGGATGGTGCGAAAAGCTCCATGTCTGCCCTAAATTCCAGCTTAGACTTGAGCTTCACGCCCTTATCTGACTTGGATGATAAATTTGGTTCTTTTGCTGGTAAAGTGCGTGAGCTTAGTGAAGCTCAAAGGATGTTAAACTTCCAAAGAACAGCCATAGAAATAACTAATTCTGTCAGCGCGATTGAGAAGACAGTCGAGCGAGGCAGACTTGAAAAATTCATAGATCGTCTAAGAAGGACTGGGCCTGCTACTGAAAACGCTGGAACCGCAATAAAGAAGCTTTCTAAAGACTTCGAGATCACGGCTTATGATGCCTTTGAACTTCAGAAGTCTTTTGAGGCGTTGTCTAATGCTGGCATAGGTATTGAGGAAAAATCAGAGGCGCTTCTAAACTTACAAAAGGCTCTTCAGACTGTTGAGCCGACAACCGACGAAGGTGTTCTGGCTTTAGCTGAGTTGAGCGAACAAGTGGGTAAGGGCGCATTATCTGCTTACGAATATCTAGCGGCAATGGAGTTTTTGGCGGCGGGAACACGTGGCGTTACTGAAGAAACCAAGAAGCTAAAGGTTGAGATACCTAAGATTGCACCAGAAATACAGAGAATAAATGATGCTGCAAATATGGTCGGCAGTTCCTTTGAGCGCTCGATGATGTCTATGGTTAAAGGCACTGCAACAGCTAGAGACGCCTTTAGGGCAATGGCTTCGGACATCATCTCAGAGCTTTACCGTATTTTCGTAGTCAAGCAGATCACAGGATTTATTACGGGGGCTATTCAGGGCGCATTTATGCCACGCGAATATTCTGCCCCACCCGTTCCGCCAAGGGCTATTGGTGGCCCTGTTTCTGCTGGTAGCCCATATCTGGTTGGCGAAAGAGGCCCAGAGCTTATGATCCCGTCCAGAAGTGGAACAATCATTCCCAACAATAAGCTTGGCGGCGGTGGCGGCGTAGTAGTCAACCAAACCATCAACGTCACCACAGGCGTACAGCAAACAGTACGTGCTGAAGTCATGGGTCTTATGCCTCAGATAGCGGAAGCATCTAAAGCTGCTGTATTGGACGCTAAGAGGCGTGGTGGAGCATTTGGAAAGGCGTTTAGTTAATGGCTATTAGTTACCCCAGAGATTTACCTACAGCTACAGGCATAGCTAATATTACGCTTCGTGCAGTAAACCAAACTGCTATGACCATGAGTCCCTTTACTTACAAGCAACAGATCCACAATCATGCTGGTCAAAGGTGGGAAGCTGAGGTTCAACTACCACCAATGAAGTATGAGAATGCGGAAGAATGGATTGCTTGGCTTCTTAGTTTAAATGGTCGTGCTGGTACATTTTTAATGGGTGACCCTAACCGTCTAACAGCTAGAGGGGCTTTAGGTGGATCACCAGTTGTAAATGGGGCTAACCAAACAGGATCTTCAGTTTCCATTGATGGGTGTAGTAACAACATTACAGGTTGGATGAAGGCTGGTGATTATATTCAACTAGGTGCTGCATCAACAGCTAGACTTCACAAGGTATTACAGCAAGTAGATACAAACGCCTCTGGTCAAGCTACATTGGACATCTGGCCTAATATGGTTACAGCACCAACAGATGGTTCAATAGTAGTAACATCAAACACAGTTGGTCGTTGGCGTTTAAACTCAGGTGAACAAGACTGGTCGATAGATAATGCTTCATTCTATGGCATTACATTCGCTTGTGTGCAGGTGATCCCATGAGCCGTAACCTTGAGCAGATACAAAACATTGTTGAGCTTGATGAAATATTCCCATTCTTTGCTGTTGAGCTTATGTTCGACACAAGGGTTGTTCAGTTTGGTGGTCAAGAAGTTACAGCGGAACCTTTATATTTCTGGACAGGATTGGGTGAGATTATCATTGGTGGAATAACTTACACTGGTGCTGGTCAGTTCCTACAAATCTCAAGCGTCACAGAGACAGCAGACTTACGTGCAGCAGGGGCTACAGTTGTAATGTCTGGCCTACCCACTGACGTTATCTCTTTGGCCCTACAGGAGCCTTATCAGGGCCGTATAGCACGTATTAAGTTTGGCATGATGAATGCTAACAAGGCTAATGCTGTTGAGGAAGATGGTGGTCTATTTACACTAGAGGATACTGGTGACTTAGACTTCTCAGAGGGTGATCCAGCAATCCTTATTCCATTGTTTACTGGTTATATGGATCAGATGAACATTAAGGAAGGTGCAGACGATTGTACAGTTACCCTTTCAATAGAAAACAAGTTGGTTGACTTGGAGGTATCTAAGACCCGTCGATATACTTCTGAATATGCTAAACAGCGTGATCCTAATGATACTGCTTTTGACTTCATCAATGACTTGCAGAATAGACAGTTGAGTTGGGGTAGTTAATGCTTCCTAATTGGGAAATAGCTTTAGCAGAATATATAAATAGATGCTCTCGCAAACCTTTCAAATGGGGCGAACAAGACTGTCTTACTTTTGCTAATGTTGCTTACCATAAGATCAAAGGGTTTGGCTTCGCTGATGAGTTCTTGGGGTCTTACACGACAGCTAAAGGGGCAGCAGTAGCTCACGCTAGGTTCCTGAAGAAGACTGGCTACAAAGATATTATAGAGGGGTTTGATGATCGTATGACACGATTGCAGACTAAATATCCACCAAGAGGAACTGTTGCTGCTAGGCCGCAAGAAGGTAACGAGTTTATACCTTATGCGTTTGGTATTATGGTTAATCAATACTGTGCTTTCGTTGGAAGTGAATATTTGATATTCTCTAAGCCAACCGATGACATGATGTTCTGGAGTTAATATGCCTCAGTTTATAATTCCAGCAGCGTTATCTACGGGCCTTCAAGTTGCTGTGGCTGGTGGAATAGGGGCTTTTAAATTTTCCCTTTTAGGGTATTCATTTGCTACGGGTATACAGTCAGTATTTGCCTCAATCCTTGCTAGTACAGCTATGGGTTATGCGCTTAATGCTCTTCAAAAGCCTAAATCTACAGGAATATCGTCTGGTGGTTATGGCATAAACGTCAATCAGATTGGATCTACACTACCGACAGCAACTATTTACGGTGAGGCTAAAGTTGGTGGAGTTAATTTCTATCAGGAAGTTGTAGACACAGATATGCTTTACCAAGGCATAGCAATGGCAGACCATGAGGTTGAAGGCTTCCAAAAGATCTTTATGAACGATGAAGAGATTACATCTACAAGCGTAGGGTTTAATTCTAATTATCTACAGGTTGACACGACACTTCAGCTTAATGGCGAGACTAGGGAAGTTAATGGTTATTCGCAATACGCAACCAGACTAGGTACTTTAGATCAGGAATATGTACCAATCCTGAACAGTGCCAACGATTGGGGGCCATCTAATCGTGCTAGTGGTGTTGCTTATCTCTTCTTCAGACATGAATATAGCAGGAGCTATTTCCCTAATGGGGTTCCAGTAATATCAGCTATAGTTCGTGGTAAGAAAGTATATGACCCTCGCACATCAACTACAGCATGGTCAGACAACCCAGCAATATGTCTAAGGGATTATTTGTTGTCATCAAGTATAGCTGATGCTGATGAGATAGATGAGGATTTATTTACTACGGCGGCTAACATCTGTGATGAAGTTGTTCCCTTAGCTGCTGGTGGTAGTCAGAAGCGATATACTTGTAACGGATCATTTACATCAGATGAAAGTGCTACAACCATAATCAACTCTATCCTTGCTACGATGGGTGGGATGATTTGGTACACGAGTGGTAAGTGGGGTATCAAGGCTGCGTCATTCACATCCTCAATCCTCACCTTAGATGAAGATGACTTGCGCTCCAGCCTAAGCATTCAAACTAGGAACAGCCGTAGAGAAGGCTTCAACAAAGTCATTGGTATATTCCGTGGGCCAGAAAGTAATTATCAGCCTACCAACTTCCCAGAGGTTACATCTGAGTTCTTCCTTAGCACTGACAACCAAAAGGAAAGCACCTTTGAGCTAGACTTGCCTTTTGTAGATACATCAGCACAAGCCCAGCGCATTGCTAAAATAGCACTCTATCGCAACCGTGAACAACTAAAGATCTCTGGCACGTTTGGCATGAGAGCCTTACAAGTTGGTGTAGGTGACATAATCAAGATCACTAACTCTCGCCTTGGCTTTACGGAGAAGTTGTTTGAGGTTTCAGAGTGGACATTCGGATTAAGTAACGACATGGCTTTAGAAGTATCGATGAGCCTACAAGAGATAAGCTCTGAGATATTTGAATGGGATGCTGATGAAACCTCGTTTGAGAGCAACAACACAAACTTGCTATCTCCATTCTATGTTCCCAATGTTGGATTTACTACAACTAGCATTAAGCGTGTAATCAATGAGCATGTAACAAACGTCTTAGCTGTAGATGTTACCTCTAGTAATCCAGAGTTCATTGATAAGGTTGAAGTTGAATATCTGCTGTCTAACACAAAGACACTGTTTGCTGACACCTTTACAACAACCCTAAGTCCCAGCTTATGGAGTGATACATATTGGGCATTTAGTGGTGTTCCAGCACCTCAATCTGGAGCAGTAAACTTCAATGAAACCAATGCTAATTATATCTTCTTTGGGTATGAAACAGGTTCAGCTAATGAAACCTTCTTTGATCCCTTAGTTGGTTCTGTAGCTGCTGGTGATGAACTTACGATAGTTCCTGTTGGTTCTACGGGTGCAATAGAAAGTCTTGGTGAAGCTACAATAAGCATCAGGCTTATAGATAAGATTGCTACTGCATCAGGTCGTGGATACTTCCGAATAGAGATCCTTGACTTTATCAGCTTGAATTATCCTGACAGCAATATTTACGCTACTGGTGGTCTAGTCTTTGGGTATTCTACTTTCTCATTTGATGGCGATATATGGTTCAAGTACAGGTTTAAGTCTGCACAAGAAACAGAAGGCTTTGTATCTTTAGGGACAGGTCCACTTGGTAGATTTGAAATCCCAGATACAACTGGTAAAGCTGTTGGCTTAACTGATGTGCCATCGTATTTTATTCGTGCAAGAGCAATCAGCACATTAGGTATCATAGGACCATACACATCTGAAGATACAGCATACAGCAATGATATAACTGCACCGTCTGCTGTTACTGAAATAGAGAAGAGGATTACTGGTGGTACGTTAAACCTAGAGTGGACACCTTCAAGTGATGATGACCTCTCCCATTACAAGGTATTATTTAACAAGACGTCAACGTCCTACACACATCACTTTACCCAGTCTATTTTGGACAAGGTAGCTCGTCCTAGCACAAGTGTTAGCCTTCCAGCCGCAGCGGGAACTTATTTCATTGTGCCTTACGATAAGAATGGGAACGAAGGGGCAAGTGCTAGTGTTACTGTGAATGATGCAGACCTTCGCAGTTATTCCAATAACATAATCAGGCATTTTGGTGCGCAAGGCGGTTATGTTTGGTCTATTCCCGCTGGAAGCTCAAACGTACAGGAAGAAGTACCCCTTAACCCTTATCAAACTTATGCTAGGGCATTAACCTTAACTGATTACAGCATTGCTCCAAGTGAAGGTGTTTATGTAGCTGATACTGGATCATATAATGACGTTGGGGCAGATAAACTTGTCCGTGTTAGCACTGAAATATTTATGTATCGCTTCTTTGACGATGGTACAAGCACATCTATAAATTGGGATTCTTTAACTGGCCCTATAGATAGCTGGCCTAGGTCTTATAACATTTCTTCACTTGGGTCAGTTACTGCCCAGTGGCATGACATACAGGTTATTCCTTACATTAGAGCATCCCTTAGTGCAGATGTGAATAGTTATGGAGATTGGCAGATTGCTAGAGGTGAAATCTTTGGCCGTCGTTTTCAATACAAATTTGTGTTAAGAAGTCAATCAAACAACATCACCCCCTACTTGGGGAGAATAACATACGAACTGGAGTATGATTAATGGCCCAACATGATATGAATATCGCAAATGATACTGCTCCATTGGTCAGGGCAGACATTAACAATGCTCTATCGGCTCTGGTAAGTCAGAACAGTGGAGCATCAGCACCATCTACAACTTACGCAAATATGATTTGGTATGACTCTACCAATAACATTCTTAAAATGCGTAATGAAGCTGATGATGCTTGGATCTCTTTGTTCTACTTAGATCAAGGTACTGATGCTTTCCGTATCTTACAGAATACACTTGTGACGGATACAAACGGGTCACAGATAGGGATATTAGGATTACAAGCTGCTGGTAACTGGAATGCTGGTAGTGCAACAACAGAAAGCCTTGTGTCACCCGCTAAGATCAAAGGTGCAATAAACTCTATCGTTGGGTTTGATGGTAACTTTGCTGCTTCTGTCAGTAGCTATAGTAATGGCGACACAATCACAGTTGCACATAGCCTTGGTATAATACCTCAACTGATAAATGCTTATGCACGATGCACATCTGCTGATGCAGGATTTACAGCAGGGCAACAAGTGCAGATACAAGGTTGGCAGATTATCGGTGGCACTAGATACGGTGGTAATGTTTACGCAGATGCAACCAATGTTTATTTGCAGATTGCAAGCGGTGGCCTTTTATTTCTGTCGTCATCTGGTGGCTCATCAACGGTACTCACTCCCGCTAATTGGGACATTAGAATTTACGCATGGGGTTAAGAAATGGCTGATAAAAAGATAAGTGAATTAACGGCACTAACAGGTGCTAATGTAGCGACAGACGATCAGCTTGTTATCGTTGATACCTCTGCTGCTCTGACTAAAAGCATTACGATAGATGAGTTCAAGAACGCCCTAGATACGGCTACTGGCTTTGTCAGGATCACTGGCGATACCATGACTGGTGATCTTTCGTTGTCAGGTGCAGATGTAACCTTCGGCGACAACGATAAAGCCATCTTCGGCGCTGGGTCTAACCTACAGATTTACCATGATGGAACACACAACTACATAGAAGATACAAGCACTGGAAACCTTTACATTCAGGGTACTAACCTGATTTTGAAAAACCAAGGTGGTACAGAAAATTTAGCTGATTTTGTGAGTAACGGCGCAGTAACTCTTTATTACGACAACTCCCCCAAACTCGCCACCACCAGCACAGGCATCGACGTAACTGGTAATGCTACTTTCGCAGATAATGGTAAAGCCATCTTCGGTGCTGGGTCTGACCTACAGATTTACCATGATGGGACAAGATCATTTATACAAGATGTCAATGATGGAAATTTAATCCTTGATACTTTTAATGGCAATGAAGTTAATATTACCTCTGGTGGCAACGCTGAGTTTATGGTCCGTGCAATTAAGGACGGTGCGGTCAATCTTTATTACGACAACGGCACATATTCAGACCCCAAACTCGCCACCACCAGCACAGGCGTCAATATCACGGGGGTTTTGTCCAGCGATGGGCTGACTGTGGATGGTACAACTGGCGTAACCATTTCTGGTGCATTCCCAATGATTAACTTTGGGGAAACAGATACAACTGACGAAAACTCCCGTGTCCGTGTATCTGCGGGTGATTTTAGGATTGATACTGTTAATGATGCGTATGGTAGCGGCAAGACACGCTTCTTAATGGACAACGCCACAGGCGACATCAGCTTCTACGAGGACACTGGCACTTCGCCAAAGTTCTTCTGGGATGCGGCTGCTGAGAGTTTGGGTATTGGGACGAGTTCGCCTAACCATAAGATAGATGTCGTTGGTTCTTCT